AGGAACGGAAAACAGAGAAAAAAAGTTTAAAAAAGAAAAGGTGACTTGCCCAAAATGCGGAGAATTTTTTGAAATTAAAATTTAAAAATGCCTATACCATATATGGGAAGCAAAAGAAAATCTGCCGGAAAGATTTATCAAACGATAAAAAATTTAAATCCTAATGGTAAAATATTAGTAGATTTATTTTGTGGAGGATTTGCAATATCAGAATATTTTATTAAAAACGGGTGGAGCGTAATTGCCAATGATAAGAATAAATACGTAATTGAACTGCTTAAAAAAGCTTTAAGCGGATATTTCAATGAAAAAGTTTTTATTCCCGGATTTATAACAAGAGAAAAATTTAAAAATGTTTTAAAAAATAAGAATAAATATGAAGATTGGTTTGTTGGTTATGTAATGTGTATTTGGAGTTTTGGGAATAATCAAAAAACTTATTTGTTTAGCAAAGAAAAAGAACTATATAAAAAAGCCGGACAAGAGCTTGTAATTAATAAAAACCCGGAACCAATAAGAAGCCTCGTCCCAAATATTTCAGAAAAATATATTGATGGAATTTTAAAACAAGGCAATTGGCATAAAAGACGGCGAGCACTAGGAATTGTGGTGAATAAAGTTTTAAAAAATAAAAAAAAAAGTAGAATATTTCAATTGGAGAGATTGGAGCAATTGGAGCGATTGCAGCGATTGGAACAAATGCTGCAAATGGAACGATTGCAGCAATTGGAGCGATTGGAACAAATAAAGCCAATAGAATTATATTCAAAAAACTATAATGAGATAGAAATTACAAAAGAGGCGATTATATATTGTGACCCGCCATACGAGGGAACTGAAGAATATGAGGAAAAACAAATTAATTATAAAAAATTTTGGGAATGGTGCAGAAAAAAAAGGAAAACTAATAAAATATATATTTCTGAATATAAGGCCCCGAGCGATTTTAAAAAAGTATTGGAGTTTCCTCAAAAAAGTTTGCTACAAGTTGGGGGACAAAAACACGATAACCATCCGAATGAATGTTTATTTACAATTGATTAAAAACTATGAAGACTACACAGGAGACAAATCAAAAAGGATTAGATAACCTAATACCTGCAAACAAGAGAAGCCTGGAAGAAGCTAGAGAATTGGGACGAGAGGGAGGCATAAAATCAGGACAAGTCAGGAAGAAAAAAAAAGAAGCTAAAAAAATTATTGAGGCTATAATGGAGAGTAAAGCCCCGGAGTCTTTAATCAAAAAATTCAAAGAACTTTACCCAGACTATGACTCTAAGACCATTGAGGATATTTGCAATATGGCTATGATAAGAAGGATAATGGCAGGGAATGTAAGAGCTTATGAAGCTGTTTATGACAGAAAAGACGGCAAGCCAACACAAGAAACTGATATTACAAGCGGAGGCAAACCTATAACAGATATTAATATAAACGTGATAGACTATACAGATGGAAATAAATCTAAACAGTAAGTTTAAGCCTCTTTTCAACTCTAAAACTCGTTATATAATCTGTATTGGAGGAAGAGGAACTGGAAGGTCTTTTGCCTCCAGTCAATACGCTTTAGTTAATTTAGTCGGTTCAAAATACTTTCGTTGTGCAATTATGCGGTTTGTGCTTGGAGACATTAGGAACTCGATTTACCAGGAGATAAGAGACAGGATTGACGAAAAGGAAGAGGAAGGAGAACTGCCAAAGGATTCTATAAGAATAAGAGAAAACATTTTAAGCTTTGACTACGGCCAGAATAGAATAAACGGGATAGGCTTTCGAAAATCATCCTCGGATCAAAAAAGCAAACTAAAATCTCTTGCAAGCTACAACTGTATAATTATAGAAGAAGCCGATGAGGTGGCCGAGGAAGACTTTACTCAACTTGACGACTCCATAAGAACAGCCAAGGGAGATATTAGAATAATCCTCTTGCTTAATCCGCCCGACAAGAACCATTGGATAATTAAGCGTTGGTTTAATTTAATCCCCAGCGGGATAGAAGGATTTTATGATTATGAATTAAAGAAATCGGTTGATGATGTTTCCTTTATCGGAGGAACTTACCTAAACAATATACAAAACCTGAATAAAAAAACCATTGATAATTACGAGAGATACAAACAAATAAACCCTGATCATTATTACAACATGATCCGGGGGCTTGTTAGCGAGGGAGCAAGGGGCAGAATATTTAAGAATTGGAAAATAATAACAAACGATGAGTTTAATCAACTTCCTTATGAGTCTTATTTTGGGCTTGATTTTGGTTATAGCAACGACGAGGCTTCCCTGGTTGAAGTTAAGGAGCATAACAATAATATATGGGTAAAGGAGCTAATCTATGAGGTCGGACTAACTAATAAAGACTTGTCGGTTAGATTCGAGCAATTAGGATTGAAAAAAGGAGAGTCTGTTATTTATGCGGATTCAGCAGAGCCAAAAAGCATTGAAGAGCTTAAAAGAGACGGCTGGCATGTTATGCCATCTATTAAGGGTGCGGATAGTATTAGGTCGGGTATTGACTACATGCTAGGAAAAGTTATACACTACACAGAAGAAAGCAATAATATAGCAATCGAGACGCAAAACTACAAGTGGGCACTGGACAAGAATAAAGAACCAACCAACAAGCCAAAAGATGAGTATAATAATGCGATAGATTCGATCAGATATGCGGTAGTGACTAACTCAAAAAAGGTTGACATTGATATTATATGAAAATGATAAACAAACCAAACTCTATGGATGATACAAAAAATAAAATCATTTTTTGAAAAAAACTTTGATCTAATTAGACCAACCAACGATACTGTTTATGCCCCTCCTAAGATGGAGGATTACTTAAAGGAAGGAGTAAGAAGCTGGGCATTTATGGCAATGAACGCTATCGCTCTAAGAATTGCCATGCTTGACATTGAGGCCTATAAGATAGATGCCAACGGCAACGAACAACCAATTAAACACCCGATAACCGAAATACTAAAAAAACCGAACCCGCTACAAACCAAAGACCAATTTGTCTGGATGATGGTAATGTATTATCTGTCTATGGGTGAGGTTCCAATTTGGCTTGATAAACCCAATAATCCGACTCAGCTGGTAATAATAAATCCAGCAAAAATAAAGCCGCATTATAATGAAGATGTAGGCATTGATTATTATGAATACCGAAAAGAAAATGGAATAGAAGAAAAAATCCAGGCCGAACAAATAATTTTCCTAAATCTGCCAAACCTCGAAAGACAATTAAGAGGGCAGGGAATCCCCAAGTACGTAGCTGAAACGCTCGATATGGATAGATATTTTGAGAACTACTTAAATAAATTCTTTTGGAATAACGCCAGCCCGGGATTTTTGTTTAAGACCAACTCTGATTCTGTAAGCAAGGAAAGTATTAAAAGGTTTTTAAGCAAATGGAAATCAAAACACCAGGGATATAAAAATTCTCATCAACCTGATGTTTTAGTGGGAATGGACTACGTAAAAACTGGATCAAATCTAAAAGAAATGGCCTTAAAAGAGTTTACCGACTACACCAGAGACAAGGTTCTAGCTTCTTTTCAAGTTCCCAAATCAGTGTTGGGTATTACTGATGACGTTAGAGCCAATACCGATGTAGCTGATAGAACCTTTGCAAGATACGCCGTTCACCCAAGAGTTAAGATGATAGAGCAGGAATTTAACTCTTTTTTACTTCCAAAATATGGAAAAAGTGAAAAGGTGGTTATCAGGTTTGAAAACCCGGTCACCGATGACAAAGAGCTTAACGCTAAAATCCATCAAATGTATGTGAATATGGGAGTCATGAGGCCGGAGCAAGTAGCGGAAGAGATTGGAATTGAATATATAGAACCTGAAATTCCCGAACAATTAAAACCTGAAAATCAAGAGCAGGAGGAAGAGAATCAAGAAGAAAACGAAGAAAAAAGCAGTCTTGATAAATTGGTCGAGACTAAATTAAAACAAAATATTCCAACTAAACTTAAATTTAGCGAAAAAGAAATTGAGGACTACCATTACAATAAAATTGGGATGACCGACCCGCAAGAGGAGAAGTTAAAAGAAAATCTTAATAGATACTTTAAAGGTCTTGCCAATAGGGTTGTTAGAGAAACAAGGGAAAAAGCACAAATAGACGGTGAAAATGTAGAGGTACAATTTGACGAACAAAGAGAAGAACGAAGACTTAAAAAAATTATCGAGCCTTTTTATAATGATGTGTTTGTAAAGCAATCAGCTATTGCTTTTGGATTGCTTGGAATGTTAAAAAGTTTTGATAAGAATAATCCTGAATTTAAGGAATGGAAAGATGACCAGATCAATAATTTTTCAGGCACTGTAACCAATACCATTAAAGAGAAAATAGAAAAAACCTATGATCAGGATCTAGAGCCGATTGTGGCTAAAAGGGAAATATATAAAAAACTGGAAGACCAAAACAACAATAAAAAGTCTATGATAGCCAGAACCGAGGTTCAATTGGCGGCCGGGTTTGCCTCTGTATTGGTATTTAGAAGTGTTGGAGCTGTAGGTTATAAATGGCAGGCGGTGGGAGATGAAAGGACTTGTCAGTTTTGCCGTCCAATGGATGGGAAAATTATTAAGAAAAACCAGACATTTTGGCCCAAAGGTTCAAAGATGGGAGGCGATGAGCTTGGATTATTAAATCTAAACTATACAAGCGTTAAACATCCTCCTCTTCACCCTCACTGCCGTTGCTCTATTACTCCGATCTTTAACAAACGTGAAATTCCAAGCAACCCGTTAAGCTTTAGAGAGGAAAGTGAGAGAAGACTGTCAAAAAGAGAAGAAAAAAGACTAAAAGAAGAACAGCAAGTTAAACTAGTCGAAAAACTGGAATTGGCAAAACAAAAACTTATAGAAAAGAAAAAAGAACTTGACGAAAGAGAAAATAAAATTAAAGAGGTTGAAAAACTTTTATGAACCTAGACGAGATTAAAAAAAAGCTAGAGAACAAAAGCTATAAGAAAGAACTTGATAACATAAAATCTATTTTAAGAATCGACGATCTTTTTAATTCTCTTAAAAAAGATATATCCAATAGGCAAGATTTAATTAAAGATGAGGTATATAAAAAACAAGAAAAAGAAATAAACGATGTAAGAGATAAAATAGAAAATAGAATTGAAGACTTGGAAATAAAACTGAATAAAGAAGAAGACATTAAAATAATACAAAAAGCGATAAGATTATTGAAAGATGACATTAATGGAGTGGATGAGCTTCTTGATAAGTCCAATAAAGAATCTATCAGTTTCGCTAATAATATTAATTCAGAGCTGAATAAACTCGAAGAGTCTTATGAGGAAGTGTTTAAAGAATCTGAAAAATTAAAAGAATTTAATAAAAAACTATACCAGAAATTTAACTATATTAGATCAAACAAAGCTAACTTTAATGGAGATAGATTAGAGAACGTTGGTGATCCAATAAATCCGACAGATGGCGTAAATCTTAGAACTTTAACTCAAAAACTGGGCCAGATTAATATACAACCATATATCGGAGGTGGTCCGAGCGATTTTATAAAGCTTGCCGATACTCCAAATGATTACACCGGTCAAGCCGGGAAAGGGATAAGGGTTAAATCAGATGAGTCCGGGTTGGAATTCTTTGAAGGAGAAGGATTAGTTGACTGGGGGGAAATTGGAGGTACTTTATCCGATCAAACAGATTTGCAAAACGCTCTTGATCTTAAAGCCAATTCAGCCGATCTTGCCACCGTTGCGACAAGCGGAGATCATACCGATCTATCTAACATAGGTGCTAATACTCATGCTCAAATCGACACGCATATTGCTTCAACCTCAAACCCACACGGTGTAACCATGGATCAATTGGGAATAGAAGCAAGCACGGCGGCGGGACAGCTTCTATTTGGAGATGGAAGCGGTGGATGGGATCACACCGAGACATCTGAATTGTTTTGGGATGATACCAATAAGAGAGTGGGTGTAGGTCTGAATAATCCAGAGGGTGCTTTTCATATATCTGGAGAAGGTTTCAGGTCTTCTACATTGTATGCGGAAAGGTATAGCACTGGTGCCGGAGGACCTAGCTTTTC